TGCAATCAGATGCAGGTTTTCCAGAGCCAGAACAAGCAGCTCACGAAATTACAGCTATCTGTATGAAAAACAATATTGACAACACATTTTATGTGTGGGGTCTTAAAGACTATGATGTAGAAAATAGCATCATGCAAGAAAATCGTGTGGTCTATAAACACTGCAAAACCGAATCAGAACTTTTACTTGAATTTATTGCACATTGGTCTTTACCATCGCAATGTCCAGATGTAATTACCGGTTGGAATTCACGCTTCTTTGATATACCTTACATTGTAAATCGAATCATAAAAATCCACGGTGAAGAGTTTGTTCGTAGATTATCTCCATGGGGATTAATTGACCGTCGTGATATTACAACAATGCAACGTAAACAAATGGCATATGAAATCCAGGGCATTGCTCAAATGGATTATCTTGACTTGTTTAAAAAGTTTGGTTACTCTTATGGTCCACAAGAAACATACAAACTAGATCATATTGCATCAGTAGTTCTTGGTGAGAAGAAACTAAGTTATGAAGAGCACGGCAATTTGCATACTTTATATAAGCATGATCATCAAAAGTTTATTGATTATAACATTAAAGACGTAGATCTAGTAGATCGTTTCGAAGATAAGATGGGATTGATTACACTTGCTTTAACTATGGCATATCGCGGCGGTGTAAACTACAGCGATGTCATGGGCACTACTGCAATATGGGATGCTATCATATTCCGTAATCTATATGCGAATCAAGTTATAATTCCATTCGCCGAAGAGAAGTTTAAAACTCCATATCCGGGTGGTTATGTTAAAGATCCACATGTTGGAATGCATGAATGGGTAGTTTCTTTTGATTTAAACTCACTATATCCATCTATTATTATGCAAAATAACATGTCACCGGAAACTATTATTCCAGGCAAAGTCGCTAATGTCAATGTTGATAATCTTCTTTCCGGAGAAATTAAACCTAGACTTGACGCTAATGAATGCGCTTCTGCATCAGGTCAGTATTTTAAAACTGATAAGCAAGGTATTCTACCAAAGATTATCGATGAAATGTATAGTGAGCGTGTTGTCATTAAACGACAAATGATTGCGTCTCAAAAAGAACTTGAAAGGATAGACAAAAATGATAAACAAGAACTATACAGAGTACAACGTGATATTGCCATTGCGGAAAACCAACAGATGTCTATTAAGATTCTTCTTAATTCTCTCTATGGTGCTCTCGGCAACAAGTATTTCAGATTCTTCGATCAGCGAATCGCGGAAGGAATTACACTTACTGGACAGCTTACAATCCGATGGGCTGAAAAGGCAATCAACACTTACCTCAACTCAGTGCTTAAAACTAAGAAAGACTATGTTCTTGCGATCGACACCGATTCAGTGTATGTTTGCCTAGATGATCTTGTATCAGCTGTTAACCCAAAAAATCCATTAGAGTTTGTCGACACTGTTTGTAAAGAAAAGCTTGAAGATGTTCTAGAAAAATCTTACGGTGATTTGTTTGATATCATGGGTGGTATTGAAAATCGTATGGTGATGAAACGTGAAGCTATTGCTGACCGTGGAATATGGACTGCCAAGAAACGTTATATTCTAAATGTTCTAGATAATGAAGGTGTTCGTTATGCTGAACCTAAATTAAAAATCATGGGCATCGAAGCAATTAAGTCTTCCACCCCAGCTCCATGTCGTGAAGCTCTAAAAGAAATGTTTAAGACTATTATCGGAGGAACCGAACGTGATGTTCAAAACAACATCGAATCATTCCGAACATACTTTAAAACGCTATCTCCAGATCAGATTGCATTTCCACGCGGTATTACAAATCTAACTCAGTTTAGAGATAAACAAACAATCTATCGAAAAGGAACACCGATCCACGCACGTGGAGGTATCTTATACAATAAGATGCTAAAAGATCTTTCACTAGATAAACAATATAACAAAATTCAAAATGGCGAAAAGATTAAGTTTATATACTTACGAACACCAAATCACATCAAGGAAAATGTAATTTCTTTCTTAGATTACCTTCCTGAAGAGTTTGGCTTACATCGTTATATTGATTACGATACACAATTCAACAAAACATTCTTAGATGTTATTGACCCGATTCTATCGGCTGTTGGATGGAATTCTAAAGAGATCGCGACACTCGATGAATTCTTCTAAAATAACTGTGTACAAAACACTAAAGTCGTGTTATAATATACCACATACAGGAGAAAAATATGAAAATAGTAAGATTGACAACAGGTGATGAAATCATTTGTAATGTCGAAGAAACAGAAAACTCGGTTGCGATAACTGATGCATTTTCTATGGTAGCTACTGAACCTGGCAAAATCGGATTTATTCCTTTTATGGCCTATGCAAAAAATGATCGATTTGTAATTGATAAGAAATTTGTAGTTATGGTCGTAGATCCAGTTGAAGAAATTGTAGATCAAATTAGATCTATGACTAGCGGTATCGTAACTCCACCAAAACAAGGAATTATAGTATGAGCAAGAACTGGGTAGAAGACATCGAAAAGATGCAAGATAAATTTGGTACTCTTGATTGGGTATTCGATAATAAAGAAGACACAGAAAAGCTAAAGCGGTTCTTAAAGTTTCGTATTGACTTCTTACAAGAAGAACTAGACGAAACCAAAACTGCGTACGAAACAATGGATGGTGAAGAAATCGTTGATGGTTTAATCGATCTATGTGTTGTAGCAATCGGAACGCTTGATGCTTTTGGTGTTGATGCGTATAAAGCTTGGGATGAAGTTCTTAAAGCTAATATGACAAAAAATGTTGGCGTAAAAGAAGGTCGACCAAATCCACTGGGACTTCCAGACCTCATGAAACCTGAAGGTTGGAAAGCTCCATCTCATGAAGGTAACCATGGTATCTTTAACGATATTCGATAGTATATACGATAACAAAACTGTCAAGCGAGTTGATTATAATTCGTTTGATGACTTTGAAAAAGTATTATACAAATTGGCCAATAGTGATAAGTATCAGAAAAAAGCTGATGCTCCTTTAATATCACCGGCCACATATAAGACCGAAACTACTCGAGCTAATGCGAATGTTGTTAGTTGGGGTGGTTTCGGCATTGTCGATGTCGATGATTATGAAGGATCTATTGATGATATTCATGAAAAGTATTCTAAATACAAATACGTTTGCTATTCGACAGCAAGCTCAACCGAAGCACATCCAAAGTTTAGATTAGTATTTCCATTAACACAATATGTTGATGCTGATAAAATCAAACATTTTTGGTTTGCACTAAACAAAGAAATAGGAGACATCGCAGATGCCCAAACAAAAGATCTTAGCAGAATGTACTACGTCCCTTCAAGATACAAAGGGTCGTATAACTTCATATTCACACACGATGGAATTACCATGGATCCAAATGAACTCATGGAACGACACAGATACGTCGTACAAAATGAATCGTTTTTCGATAAGTTACCTGACTCTATTAAAAGGAGTCTTATACAACATCGACAAGAAAAACTCAATAACACTGACTTTTCATGGACAGGATATCAAGACTGCCCTTTTGTAAATAAGAAACAAATTGAAGATTACAAAAAAATTACTGGCTCTGGCTGGTATTTACAGATGTACAAAATTATGGTTTCTACCGCAGGCAATGCAATGCAGAGAGGTTATCCCATCTCAGCAAAAGAAATTGCCTGGATTTGTTCAGACTTGGACAATGACACTGGTGGATGGTATGGTAAACGGGATATGGTAAAAGAAGCAGAAAGAGCAATTGATTTTGTCTTTCGAAATAATATATAGGAGAAAAAAATGGAAATTAAAATGTTACATAATCACGTCTTAGTGACAGCGGCTGAAAAAGAGGAAACTACAGCAGGTGGTATTATCCTTACGGCTGATACTACAAAGGGCTCAAAACCAGCTTTAGTATTAGATGTAAGCGGAGGCGCACTCGGTAAGGTTATGTCAGGAGATAGAGTATTTCTTGATTGGAGTAAGGCAATGCCGGTAGATTACGATGGAAATGCTGCAGCGATTATTGATGTTGAACATATCAAGGCGGTGATAAGTGTATAGGTACAGAGTTTATATCACGAGAGTAGTTGATGGAGATACTGTTGACGTAGATGTTGACTTAGGTTTTAGTACAGTTCTAAAAAAGCAAAGAGTTCGAATGATGGCAATTGATACTCCAGAATCTAGAACCAGAGATTTAGAAGAAAAATTCTATGGTAAACAATCAAAGTACTTTTTAGAAGATTTATTAAAAGATCAAAAAATTCAACTAGTGTCTCACGACAAAGGTAAGTTCGGTAGAATTTTAGGTGAACTCTTTATAGACGGATTAGAAACTTCAGTTAATCAAACTATGATTAATAACAATCATGCTGTTCCATATTACGGTGGTAATAAAGAAGAAACTGAAAACCATCATATGGCAAATCGCAAAGCTTTAAACGAACAAGGTATTGTATATGTGGCTAAGTGATTTAAAAAATCATATTGACGGATTAAAATTTACTGTTACTCAAGAAGATGTTGAAAGACACACTAACGAATATAATAGCGTCGAAGGATACCAAGATAAGTCTGGTTATTCAAGCCGAGCAAATGTTGATTCAGAGTACGTCGAGGAACACCTCGCGAAAACTTTTCCAGATGATTTAGAAAAAATTACTGAGAATCCGTTAAAGTTTTTTGCGGATATTAGATTGCAATCGGATTATAAAACACTTATTGACTTTAAAGAAATAGCAGGAGATTTTTTTAATCCTCAGCATGACGTTGAAAGATATCTAAGAGCGTTTGCCGAAGGTAAACTAACACACTTTTGTTTTTATAGAACGAATAGAGAAAGAGCTGATAAAAATATACCATTAGTAATAGAAGCAAATACCGAGTTGACAGTTGAGTTCTTATGTATATCAGATCCTCATACTGTGTTTTCTTGCAAACCAACTAAGTATGGTAGTATTCCAATTAAAAGTATAATGCAAATGTCCAAGCACTCAGAATATTGTATTTTGTGAAAAAAAGTGTGTACATTCTAAGTTATTTGTGTTATAATAACCATATCAAAATTAAAAAGGCATTATTATGAAATTCGATGAAGGCAAAGCTCCACTAGCTTTAATTCCACCAGAAGCATTATTAGAAATCGCTGAAGTCTTTGGCTTCGGTGCTGAAAAGTATGGCGTAAACAACTGGCGTGATGACGGTGATTCAACCAGTAAGCTACGAACTTATTCATCAATTCAAAGGCATCTTAACGCATGGCATGCAGGTGAAGACCTAGATCCAGAATCTGGTAAAACACATTTATCTCATGCCGCAACTCAATTAATGATATTAATGATGCATTGCACAGAACATCCAGAACTAGACGATAGGTATAAAAAATGATTTATTTAAACGCAATTAGAGAACACTTCAAACAGGAACTTGCAGAAGAAAACTTTGTTATCGACCGCAATGGTAGTAAAACTATTGAATTGCTAGGTGCATCATTTCATGCTAGTGAACCTGCTATCTTCGGTACTCCTAATCAGGAATATATCG